TCGGAAGCGGCGTCGCAATACCGGTGGAGCTTTCAGCCTCTACAACATTGGTGCCGTCGCAATACAGGATCTGCGCTTGACCCTGATCGACCGTGATTCCGGTGCCAGCAAGGGTCTTCACGGTGAGCGTATAAGCGCCGGTCGTGGCGTTCGTGATCCAATATTGTTGCACCGTCGTCGGGACGATGATTTCTCTGTTTCCGGTCAATGCTCCATACAAATTGTATGAGATGCGATTAAGCTGAGATCCAGAGAGAGTGAGTGCTCCAGTGCCAGACACGTCGATGGCGGTATAATCGAAACCCGTGGCGTTGTATGAGCCGGTCAGGCCGACCGTGTAGAAATTGACGCCATCGGAGACGATCATCGCCGAGTCGCCATTGAGCAGGGTCAGCGTAGCCTCGCCATCGATCAGAACGCCGCCAGCGTCCACAACGATGTTGCTAGAGCCGCTGTTGCGTACATAGACGAACCAGTCGTTACCAAGCGTCACGGCGCTCGTCAGCGTCAGCGTGCCGCTCGCACCCGTCCAGTTGATTACTTTCGCGCGCTCCGCAGCGCCGATGGTGTAATTTGAATTGAGGTCATCGACGGTGAGCGCCTGATTGATGACGCCGCCGAAGGCGCGAAGGCCAGCGCCAGCCAGAGCTGCCGCGTTCGCCTGCGACGTACCCGCGCCAAACTGGTAGGAAGACCACGTCCCCGACGCCGTCGTATTGTTAGTCAGATAAACTTGCCACAGGTCGCCCGGAACGACAGTGCAGATGAACACATCCGTCGAGGTAACAATATCGAAATTGGTGCTGCCGATGTTGTTGAACAGCAGGCACTCGCCGACGCCGGCGTTATTTGCTTCGGGGAGATAAACCTTCCGGCTGGAACCAGTCGAATTGACGTTCATGATCCGCGCGGCGACGTAATCGGCCAGCGTGTTCGGCGCATTTGTTTCAACCGGCCACGCAAGCACAACGTCATCGGTGGAAAGCGTGAAGGCCAGATACGAAACGTCCGAAGGATAGATGTTTGTTCCGCCGAATACCTGCGTGTAGGTGGTCATTTACGCCTCCATCCGACGCGCGGAGCGGTCGAGGATGTGTTTCAGGTCTTCACCATTTAGAGCCTGAGCGGCCCGGTCATACATCTGCTGCCAAATGCCAATGCGCTCGTCGTTCTTCAGGAACGGGGTCGCCTCAAGCAAGGAAGCATAGAGAAGAAGTTGCGGCGCATACTCGGTCAGCCAGTTGGTCTGATTTGAGTCGTCGAGCAGCGGAAGTAGCTGGTAAACGAGAACCTCGAAGGGATAGGCCGCATCCGGCGTTGGCGACACGATCCAGTTCTCGTAGTCGTAGTCAGCATAGAACTGGGGAGCAGATGTCTGCGAACGGTCAGGCCAATATGACCGAATATATTCGTAAGAACGCGGATAGATCTGCGTGTAGGTGTCGTTGTTCGTTCCAGTGCCGTAGTTGAAGCTAACCGTCTGCCGCCAGCGATCCGGCTTTGGGTAGACAGCAAGGCCCGGTGAAAACGTACCTGTGAGCACATTAATCAGGCCTTCGACTTTCAACTCGCGCGCGATCCGGCGCTCCGCAAGATTGATCAGGCGCGGGAGCTGCTCATAGACGATCTCGTCAGAGGCCAGCGTGAAGCCGCGCTCCAAGTAGCGCCTCATGTCCTCTTTCAGTGACGCGAACGTCATGGTTGTAGGCATGTCAGTCTCCGCAGAACCCTTTGCGCCGGGCGTTGCTTATCTTAACCTCGGCTATGGTCTGATCTGTGTCTTTAACGGACCACGAAATCGGTTTCCAAACATTGCAGGCAGCGCCGTTAGTCTCGGCGGTGCCCGTCATTGTCGCGCAGCCGGGCAGGATCAGTAGCAACGCTATCGCCAGCACGAACGGCATTGTTAACCCTCCTCGATGCGTCAGCCTGCGCTTCGGCCTCGATCTTTGCCGCAGCATCCCTGCGACCCTTGCCATATATTGCCAGAATGGCGACTAGAACGCCACCTACAGCGCTGACGAAACGACCGATGGGGGAGAACAAGAAAGAGATCATGCGCCCTCCTCATCGAGTCGCTGTTTGCGGAAATACCAGATCGCAGCCGCAGCTACGACAATCACAAGACATACGATGGCCGTTGTGCTCATCGCGGACAGGATGTCGCCGCCTTCTTTCACGATAGGCATGACCTCCTGCACAACTGCGATAGCGCCAGCGCCACCGGCGATTACTGCGCCATTTGCTTCTTTCGACTGCACGATACTCTTTTTCGGAGCCGGGAGATCCGGTTCTGTGCGCGCCTCGTCATTGCAGACCGGCTGGGCCGTTTCCAGACCGCGCCATAGCTTAACCTCGGCACGACGGCGACGGACCAGACCGGGCAGCTCTTTGCCACCGCCGCGAGTCCATTTCATGAACTCAGCGGGAACCTCATCAAACTTCTCGGCGTTTACCTTTTTCAACAGCGTGGATTTCGCCAGCGCGCCGACACCAGCATTGTAGGCGAAATCGACCAGCGCATCGAATTGGCCCTGCGTAAGATCTACTTTTACAAGCTTTTCTACGCCGGACTCATACTGCAACATGTCGCGCTTGAGGATATCTTCGGCCTCTTGCTTGGTGATTTCCATGCCGGGATTTACCTCTGGGCTCCCAGCAGCAGAGGTGTGACCATAGCCAATGGTCCAGATACCGGCAGGGCATTTGTATGCCTTCAGGCGCAGACCCTCGAACTCTTTGACCAACGCAAGGCCATCTGCCGACATCCGCATGGCAAAGCTCCTATTTTGTGATGTTGAAGGTCAAATTGGCGTGGTCTGGATAACTGATTAAAACCTCGCCTTCCGGGCATTTGTATTTGATGCGAGCCAGCAATGTCGCCCGACCGGGCGCAACCCTATGCGGGTCTTCGATGGTGATCGCATATCCAAACTTGTCTACCTTATCATTTGCAGGGCCGGAAAACGTCGCAATCGACGGATTTGCCTTGTGAACGATGTAGCGGGAATCTCTAACTTCCAGCCGAAACTGCTCAACTGAGCAATCGTCCCTGATCTTGCGCCGAGCCGCCACAACAGCAAATTCGCCGCCAGCAGGGCCATCGGTGATGCTGAAATGCTCAGCAGACCACTCGAGGATAGGTTTTCGAAACAAACCAAGCTTATCAGACGCTGTATATCCGCCGCCGACCATAGCAAAAACGGCAGTGACCGCACCAACCGATTTAGTTATGCGGTCAACGTCCAAGCTCATTTGTCAGCCTTCTTTTCTTTCAGGTCATCAATCTTCTTGAAGACCTCACCAAAGAGGTCTTTGATCTCCTTCATGCCTTCGCGAAAATCATCGCGCCGCATATAATTACTGGGCAGGTCCATTTCGATGCGATGCAGGTCTTGCCTGAGCTCTCGAACCGCATCCCAGAGCTGACGAGCAAACCATCCCATCATCGCGATAAGCGTCGCGCCCGCGAGGTTTATGATCACTTGTGGTTCCATCAGCCGACCTTAGCTTCGAGAGCCTGAACACGCGCATTGAGCTCCTTGACCGCATTGATCAAAGAGAACACGAGCTGATTTGTGTTGAGGTCATAAAGCGTGGTCTGCTCGCCTGTGTTGGGGTCTGTGTATACCCGCGTTCCAACCATGCTTGAGAACGGCGTCTCCAGAACCTGCTGGGCAATGAGACCTGTCTGAATTATCCCGTTGTTCGGGCTACCGTATTTACCATTGTAGATGTAGTTAACCGGGTCGAGTTGAATAATAGCCGACGTGCCAAGCGTGTATGGCGTCACGTCAGTCTTGATTCTTGCGTCAGAAAGATTGGTCCACGTCGTGCCGAAATAGCAGGTTGCGGAAGTCATCGCGATTGAAAGCGCGAAGGTGGTTGATGTCGTTCTGAATGTTTCTGAGTTGTTGGTGTACTGACGAAACTCAGAATTATTTCCCACACAAGACGTGAAAGAGGAAAAATTCAAGTTTCCAAACCCGGAGGCGTTTCCAAGAGATGGATAACCCGGAGACATTACAAACAACGAGACATTATCGAGCGATACATTATCCAGAGATCCACCAGTGATAGAGACACTGTTGGCGTTCTGTGTCGCAATCGAACCAAGCCCGAGATTGTTACGCGCACCAGATGCGCTGCCGGATCCGGTTCCTCCATTGCTTATAGAGAGCGTGCCGCCGACCGATACCGCGCCGGTGGTCGCCGTGGAGGGCGTCAGGCCGGTCGAGCCGAAGGAGATGCTGGAGACGCCGGAGGAGGCCGCAGCGGTCCACGCAGGCACGCCCGAATTGACCGTTAGCACGTAGCCATTGGAGCCGATAGGAAGCTTAGAAAGAGCGCCGGATCCCGAGGCGTAGAGAATGTCGCCCGTCGTGTATGTCTTGAACCCTGTGCCTCCGCTGCCAACAGGCAGGGCGTTGGTGAGGGCGACGTTCTGCGAAGAATCCACCGACATCGCAGTCGTGCCATTTGTCACCACAGCAATTTCGTTCGCGCCGGGTGAAAAAACGCCGGTGTTGTTATCACCTTGGAACGCGATACCGGGGACTGCAGCAGTGCCCTTCTGTGCGAGGGTCTGCCGGCTGTTCTGGGCGCTCGAAGTCATCTCAGGCTCCGCTATTAGGTAATTTCAAGGACAGAGACCGAGACGTCCACATTCTGGCCTGCGGTGACAGCAAGGCTGTTCCCGGCCATCAGCACGAGGCGCGTGTTGTTGGTGAGCACGGCGATGTTGCTATTCCCCGGCAACGGGCCAGAGTTGAGCAGGCTGACCGTGGTTGCGCCCTTGGTCAAGCTTACCGTGACCGTAGTGTCGGTCGAGGTGTCGTTCGCCACCATGAGCCCGACCACGACGGAGGTCGTCGCAACCGGAGCAGTATAAACCGTAGTGACCGAAGTCACATTGTTGGAAACTGAGTTATTGAATGCTTGCGGCATGGGGGGGCCTCCTCGTCGCTCCATTTTAGCCGACGAGCCCGCAAGAGGCTATAGAAAGCAGCAATTTAGGCCGCTTTGTCCTCCGGGGCGTCGCCCAGACAATGCTTCAGGTTGGCCTGCAATCGCTCGTCCGTCGGCGCATGTTCCAGCGCCAGTCTGGCTTGATCGATTGCAATGTCACGCAGGCCCAGATGCCACGCGGCGATGCTTGCGAGATCGTGCGGCCAGAAACCCCAGACCGCAGGGTCGCAAGTATAGACTAGCTGCCGATCCACGATGCGGAGAGCCCGCATGGAGGCGGCGAAGCATTCTTCCCAGCGATGCTGGCGATACATGAGCATCGCAAGCTCGCACCAAGGCTCCCGTGTGTTCGGAGCCTCGCCTGCGGCTTGATAATACCATTTCTCGGCTTGGATGAAATCACCCAGCTCCGCATAGCTCTTGCCGAGTAGGCGCATTGCATAGCATCGCTCATTCGGCCATGTGGCTTCTGGCATATCAAGGTATGCCTGAAGCGCCTTGATGGCTTCCTTCCACCGGCAATGGAACGTGAGCTCGCGGGCATAGTAGAAGGCGTTGCGCGGGCAGCGGGGGTCTTCCTTCACCGAGAGACTGAGGAGATCGAGGTATTGCCCACGGCTCTTGGTCGGGTCCGGGTGATGGCTGACGAGCAG